AGAAACAACCACCCATCGCCCCATCGCGCCCTCAAAACCGGAAAATAGTGCCATAATTTACTCCATTTTTAACGCAAAGTAATCCCCTGCGGCAGCTCTATATGTGTCTGGAAAAACCAGATAACTACTACCGCCTACAGATATTATATTTTCAGCAGAATTGTTTTTTCCTGAAGTCTTAAATACCCCGTCTAGTTTTAACATGGCCGTTTCCGCTAAATTGTAGGTGGGCCTAAGGCGGACGGGCAACACTATTTCCTCTACCAAATACGTTCCATCCAAAGCGGGAACTATGTTTGCCCTAAAATTTTGGGTAAGATTTCTACCTGCTCGGCATATCATATTAAAGTTAGACCCCGTGTTGCTCATTCCTACCCACACCCCCTGCGGAACAAGAAAGCGTCCCTGGGTAGCGCCTGCTGTTCCGTTGTCCCCCGTATTAGTAGAAAAAAATAAAGTATTGGTGGCTCCGGTAGAACTATAATTGGATGTTCTGGAAGAAGAACATCCACCGATTACTAGGGGGTATGGATATTGTTCGAAAGTCCCTATAGGCAACCCCAGTCCCATATAAGCCATTTGAAATACGGTTCCAACTTTGACCAAAATTATAGCACGTCGCCCATTAACCGCGAACCAGTAGGGTATTGCTCGGTTCCATAAAAACATGTAGTGGCCCCTATTGCCGCCTGGGTGCGATATCCCCCCCCGTCCTTCCTTATACGACACGGAACCGGCAAGTTCCCAGTTCCAGTGCCCAGTTCCAGAGTTTTCAAAAGTGTCTATTCCCCAATAAATCTCGTCAAGGCCCTCAAGCCCCGGCCCTTTACAATAAAATTGCGTAGTGCTAAAATGGAGTATTGTATACCCGTTCGCGCTTAAATAGTTTCGCAACAACTCCAATAAATGAAGATAGTTGTTTGCCGTTCCGCTGGTCCAAGCCATAAACCCCTCCTTGAATTAAGGCCATGAAGTGTCTGGGGGACACTGCGCTGCCGGAATGATAAAAAAAGTAACAGAATAGTCGCAATACAACGGTCCCACGCCCTTCCTCTTTGGTAAAGCCCCAAACTTCGCTACGTGATTTACATAGCCAAAGGTCGGCAACCAATACGCCGTAAACCAGTTCAATCCCCTATTCAAGGAAGTTTTAAAAAAACTCTGAAAAGTAGCTAACTGGTCTTGTGGAATGCGCAACTGCGACGTAATCGTATCAGGAAATCCGCTACCCCAACACAAACGCTCCGTCCTACCAGACTGGGCTTTCCTTGTTACAGTACCTGTTCCCAAACTTATAGAAAACGCCTTGCTTGGAGCGGGTAGCTGTGCGGGCCATTCTGCCATTATGCTCCACTCCCATATGTTATATTGCTACCACTCATAGGAACGCCTGAACTAACTTCTACCGAAATTTCTGCGTCAAATCTACCCTCAATTTTGGAATTGCCGCTTAAAGTGGGCGGTTCCTTGAATCTACAATAATGGTGCGTAAACCCAAGACCCGCTAACCACGGGGCCGTAAACGGCTGGCGTCCATAGGTAGTCCCGCTGATATAGAATCCGCGCAGAAGTCGCCATTGCTCCATAGATACCCGAAAACCAAAAGACATTCCATGATCAGGATACGTCCGAATGCGTTCGGCATACAGGGCCTCTTCCGGACCCTGTATGCCGCTTTCCATTTCCTCGTCATAGTTCCTTGCGGGAACCTGCGGCAAGTCGGCTGGCCAGTTTATCATAAGTATGCTCTCTTTTTGCTTACTCCGGACCTTCCGTGGTCTACCCGCTGTTGCATTCTACTCTCTACCATCTCCACAATAACGTCTACGGACATGCCGTCTGGCGATTGTTTGGCCTGTACGGACGTTCCGGGCGCTTCGTGGATATTTACGGTCATTCCCTGCTGACGCCCACCGGAACCCTCACCTAGTGCCTTCATTTGCTCTTCCGTGAACACTCCCTCTTTCCTCTTGAGGATCGCCGGGAACTCATCAGGCATAAGGCCCTTATGAAAACGCGGGGCATTGGCGAACATAGACATGTCCACGTTCCGGTAGAAAGAGGCGTCTGTTCCAACGATACCGCCGTCATGAAGACCAGTAACGCGGCCCCCGCCCATATTGTAGCCGCCGCCTGTTCCTGTAGACGTTCCTGCCGCCCCGCCTACATTGAATCCCCCGGAGAAAGAGCCCATAAGAGAATTGGCCATTCCCATAATAGCCATCTGAAGCTGAACACGAATCATGTCTTCCAGCATCTTGGACAAAACATCGGTAACGATATTGCCCAACGCCCTCCAGGCATCCCCGGCGGTGGCGTTACCCATAGCAACTTCCCTCGCAAATTCCGCAAAGGAGGAAGACGCTGCCCGTACCGCGTCAGGAAGAGAGTTTTTGTAGAAGCTCACGATTTCTTGGTGGGCGTCCGTAGTCCCTTCGGAGATTCCACCAGAAGCCAAAGCAGAGAAACTCAAAGACTTCTCTGCTTCCATATCCCGAATTTGCTCAGAAAGCTGAGCGAGTATTTCCAAGTAATGGGCTTGTTCCGCGTAGTTAGCAGCGGACTGGTAGCTGTAGTTGGCTATTTCCTTTTCTTGGTTGAGCGCCTTTATCCGGTTCTCGTACATTCCAGAAACTTTGCCTTCACTAGCAAGCCTTTCCGCCCGGACCCCGTAAGCGTCCGCCATAGATTTTGCGATGTCTTTCCGGTAATCCCTTTCAAGTACCGCCAACCGCACCATTAGTTCCATTTCTTGACGCGCTTTGATAATGGGGTCTAACAACACGTCCCCACGAACCATATCCAGCTGCGATTGAATTACGTCCCTGTTGGCCTGGTAAACTCCCTGGCCCGTAGTATCGGCCAAAGACTTTACGTGTTCCAGGCGCTTGGATACCTCTTCCCAAGAAGCGGCATACTCAGCAGCGCCAATCCGTAAATCAAACTGTTTTGCTACGATGGCGGACAGTTCTTCGTAGAAAGAGTTGTCCGCACCTACGCGGTAGTATTCTTTGCGAATGTTTGTCAGTTCCTTTGCTTTCTCTGCCTGGAGCGAGAAAACCTCCAAGGCAGCGGCCCCGACACCGGAGGTAGCCACTTCTGCCTCTTTCAGCTGGATCGCGTAATCGTTCATGGCGTCCCGCATCGCGTCTGCGAAGTTCTGCTGGACCAATTCCCGCTGAAGATCGCGCCACTGGACGAGTTGCGGCGGGATATTCCCCAACTCTGCGGCCACTTCTGCGAATTTAAGATCAATGTTCAACAACTCCCGGTCCAGGTCGCTCATCGTCAGCTTGGCCAGGTCTTGGGTTATGTCGTTTATCTTCTTTTGGCGCTTGTTCGCTTCGTCCAGCGCCTTCTTGGAAGTGCGATCTTCCCTATCAATAATGTCCTGCTCTTCCTTGTCCCGGTACTGCTTGGCCATCGCAAACTGCTCTTTGGCCTGTTCTGCCGCCCTGCGCGCTTCCGGGGACAATACGTCCATCCCTACGATGTTTTGGCCTTCGGAAAGGGCCTTGGCCTGTTCTTCGCTCAGGCCGTACTTTTTAAGGGCGGAAATACCAGTAACCATCTTGGCGTTGTAATCGTCGTTCAGCTTATTAATGGCCCGTTGCTTGTCGTCGATATTCGCAATGGACTTCTTCCATTCATCGAAACCCTTTTCCCGCGCTTCGTTCAAACGCAGTTGCTGGTCCTTTTCTCTTTGGGCGATTCCCAAAGATTCCGCAGCCGCCTGTTCCAGTTCCCTGGACATTTGGGCGGGGTTAGAAAGTCGGGCAATTTCCTTTTGCCTTTCTTCCCGATCCTTCAACAACTGATTAACACGCACCTGGACTTCGTACTGATTTTCCAAATCCTCTGTTATGGATTTCGTGCCCAGGTTTTTTACGCCCATCCAGCCGCCCTGCTTATCCCACAAACGGTCATATTCATCAACCGACATGTCGCCCGAAGCTACCAAGTCCCGCATTTTCTGTTGAGTCCCCAAAACAGAACCCACGCTTGCGTATTTCGCAAAATTCGCCGTACCGGAAACCAACTTTCCAAGTAACTCGCCCAAGGCCCGCATATTCTCTTTCATATTGGGGTCGTCAAGGGTTTTGGCGAAGTCTCGCAAGGCTTCGGTCATGGCGGTAAAAAAGCCAGCGTTTCCGATCTCAAGTTTCAGCTCAAGAATTGCGTTGTTAAAGCGGTTCAATTCCGCTCGTGCGGACTGGGAAGCGTCTTCCACGCCCCCGGCGAACTGTTCCCGCATCGCCTTTACGAAAGCAGGCATAAAGTCGCTTGTAAACAACTGGCCCGATTCTACCAGCTTGTTGAAGTCTTTTTCCGTCATACCCATCGAACGCGCCGCGATTTGGAACGCGCCAGGAATCTGGTCGCCCAACTGACGCCGAAGTTCTTCCATAGAGACAACGCCCTTGGAGATCATCTGCTGGAGGGCATATAAAGACATTTCCGTTTTCTGGGAAGACAAACCAAGAACCGTACTGGCTTCTGCTACGGCCAGGAAGATGTTACGGGCCTGCTCCCCTTCCAATACGGTTCCCCGCGCAGCCGCCGTAAGCGTTCTGTGCGCGTCCGCAGCAGTCACGAGGTCCAGGCCCAGCCGTTTCGATTCGTCCCGAAGGAATTGCATTTCTTGCGCGCCCAGGGAAGCGGACCCCGTAGCGGCCTTAAAGGTGTTGTTGATGGATTGCATTTCAAGGTTGGCCTTGAAGACGTTCCTTCCCAGATCGTACATAATATCTGAGGCACGCCGTAACAGTTCCAACTTCAAGACGTTGGACATAAAGGACATAGAACGCGACATGGAGTCAAACGAAGAGGAAGCGCCCTTGGCCGCATTTCCCGTATCCTTTGTTTGCTTTTCCGCATCTCTGGCGGCCCTGGTCATTTCCTTCAAGTTTTTGGTAGCCACAAGAACGCCGTCAGAGCGCACTTCGATACCTAAAGAAGCAAGATCGTAGCCACCAGACATAACATCACCTTCCGTTTATTTTTTACCTATCTGTTCCATATACTTCGCGTCCATGTACCGCACAGCATCTACCATAAAGGGAGACAAACGAAGGCCAGTCACTTGGATATAGGCTTGAAGTTCTAAATAGGAAATGGGACTCGGAGAAAAGCCATTCCCACCAATTCCGTTCCGTAAGTTCCAAAAAAGGTCCCATACGAATTCACCCCCGTATGGGACCTCTGGCGGTTGCGGATACCCAGAAAGATCCATCGGAAGGTTCTGGGTTTTAAGATTTTCAACGTGTTGGCGTAGTGTTGCCCCGTCTTTATCAGGATAATCCCACACCATTCTAGCATAGACGGCTTCTCCCAGGCCGACTATGATTCCTTGAAAAAATTGCGTCGATCCTCCAAAAAGTCCTGGACCTGTTCCCGAAGCCAAGGATTTCCGTGGTACAGGCTGTAGATGTTCGTTTTGGTGGAAGCGTAGACTTCGCCCTTAACAAAGAAGTTGGAGATTCCCCGCGTAAGGCCCACGAGCTTTTCCAGCATCATTTCGTTCAGTTCCGTGGAGGAAATCTTCTGACCGCCCCGCTGCTGGATACGCTGAAGGCGCTTGTCCGACAGCTTGGCGTCCAGTTCCTGCGATTCGGTACTATCCGGGCCGTACAGCGTGATAGTAGCGCCCGTCAACTTTCCGGTCTGGGGGTGCCGTACGTTTAACACGGCCACCCCAAGGATGTTGTCCTGGATATCGCCCAGGTCCAAAGATTCCATAACCGGGTTCTGATTCATGTTCTCTTCCATTGCCGCTCTCCTTTAAGTCTTAATGTGGTTTACTTACACCGCGTCACGGGTAAGCTGGATGTTTGTGCCGGAAACCGAATCCAACAGCGCCGTAAAGGGCATGTTCATAACGATTCGGCCTTCATTCTGGGCCGGAATATCGCCGCCAGAATACTTGATACGGGGCAAAAGGATCGTCAACGAATTGCCCAACGGGTCGGACAGTTCCACTTCCAACGAGGATTCCGTTTCCAGAATGAACTTGTTGAGCAGAGTTACGTTGGCGAAGGCCGCGCTTACCGTTCCGCTCACCTGACAACGTCCTGCGGTAATGTCCACCGCAGAATCGCTACCCAGCGCGAAGAAAGGATCCAACGAGTTCTGGAGTTCCAGGGTAATCGCGCTAATGGCCGCGATAGTGGTTCCACCCTCCTTCAACGCGCCGCCGAAACCGTCAAAAGGCGAGTTAGCGGCTGCGGCTGCGGGCGTACCCAGGGAAGTCCCAGCGATAGCGGTTCCCATGCCTACAAGGCCAAAAGAACCAGTGATCATTCCATTCGGAGTGATGTTCAAACTCATCGAGTCTACAAGGACGCCAGTAAACGTCTGGTACTGGATAATGTCTGTAAAACGACGTTCCATCGTGAACGACTGATACGTGGTGCCTGCTTTCAGAACGTCGGTATTCCAAGCGCCGAAAAAGGCTGCGGCCAACAGGTCGTCAAACGCTCCATAAGAGAGTTCAAAAGCCACTTCGCCTTCCACTTTCTTCGCGCCGTGGCGAAGATCGGAAATCTGACGATCAGAGCGAAGTTCGTTGGACTGGAAACTTTCCTTGGTAAGGCCCAAGGAACAGCTTGTGTGGCGAACGGTCTTCATAGACGGCGTACCGGGCGTAACACCCATAGTAACTTCCGGCACGTACGAAAGCCCGTGAAATCCACCAGTTGCGAATCCCATAATAACCTCCTAATTGGTGGCGTAGCAATTCCATGCTACAGAAATAGGTGTAATGAAAAAAGAGCCGTCTTGCCAACCCGCCGAAGGCCACGCTTTCTCAAGCGTAACCGCACACTCGCCCTCCACCAAGCGCGTCCCGCGCTTAAATGCGGCACAAAGGGAATCCACCATCTTAGTGGGCTTCCCCCATGCGTCGTCCAAGGGGTAATGTACGGAAAACTGGAAAAGGCCCTTATTCTCGTTCAAGGCGTCCACGCCTAAACCTGCGGGCCATGGCTGGGCAGGAAGAAAATCTACACGAACCCACGGCAATCCTACCGGGGGCTTGAAAATACGATTGGGCTCAGCAATACCGGGAACGGGGGTTTGCGTAAGCGCCCACGTCTTCAAAGTAGCTATTCCCAACTTCATTATGGTAAAGTATAAATTTTCCATTATGTATCAATAACGATGTTGCCCTTTTTAACTTCTGCGGCAATTCGTTGGGCTATTCTGTTAAATTCACGGATGGTAATGCGTACCATCCCAGCCGGGGCCTGTTTCCTACTCCACCCATATTCAAGTCTTATAGCGTAGATGACGTTGTTCGTCAATATGTAGCTTTTCGTGTTTTCTACATTTGCTGTTTTGACTTTCATTATCATTCGACTTTTTGCTTTGGACTTTCCCGTACCATCCTGAGTGACGGGGCCTTTATCCGTATCAAGACGGCTTGAAGCATTCGCCGCAGGAGAGTTCAGACCCACCACCCAGTTCGATCTGGCCCTGCCCTTATCCACAGGAGTACGCATAATCACGCGGGAGAAAATATCAATAACGATCTTCTTGACCGCCACCCCCATCTTAACTCCCGCCTTTTTACACCAGTCATCAATGCTTACTGAAAACGCTTTCCCCGCGCTACCGCTGAAACGCTCTTGTTTTGAAAAGTGGGTAGGTCGTGAAGCTACCGCCGAAACATTTCTAAAAGCCATAATCCCTCCAATTACGCATGCGTAATGGACGCGGAATCTATCTGAAAGGCTTCGCCCAAAGTAACGTCTACGTTGGAAACCTGAATGTCGGCATTGGCTACTGAACAATATTCCCAAGTAACCGTTCCGTCTGTAATAGTTGCGCCCTGGCCCGTAGGACCGCCAGAAGCGGCTGAAGTTCCCGCCGTAATACACTTGTATTGATTAGCGCCGTTTGTTACGAAAGCGCCCAAAGAATAGGCGGTTGTTCCCGCCCACGCCGGGGCTGCGGCGCTTTTCAAACCTACCGTAAGGCCCGTCACCACGTCTTCGTTTACAGAACTACGCAACCGCGCTTCGCTGGCCCTGGCGGTAGCGTTTGCTGCGGGATCGGAAACCGCGCTTGCTACAAGAGTCCATACCCCTGCTGAAGAAACCGTTCCGCCCGTTCCCAGGGGAACTTCCGCGATCAAAACGGTCATTCCGGTTGACCCGACTTCCAATTTGCCGTCCGTTCCCAACGCGGTCTTTACCGCCGTCATTCGGGCGGATTTCACATTATCTGGATAAATAATCGGCATGTTAGCTCCTGGAACGTAAATGTATCATAGGCCAGTATATCGGTTCGCCGTCCGGGGCAAAGGGGTTCGCCTTTACTACGATGTAATCATTGCTGGCTCCCGCCATGCCCGTAGGCACGCGGACGGTATCGCCAGCAGAAGGTCTGCGCCCCGCCTTCTCGAAGCTCTCTGCGCCAGCTAGGAGGTAAAAGTCATTTTCCATTACGGCGTAAAAGTCATCAACTTTCGTAAAAGCCCAATCTTTGGAAGAAAACGCACGAATTACTGCTGGAAAGCGAATTTCCTTTATGTCTCGCGTCACTTCGCCGTCATCGTCCGGTTCCGTCCCAGAACTGGCGTCATACGCTAAAATACAAGAAATTCCCTTTGCGGCAACCTTCGCTTCTGCGGCCAATCTCCAATCGTCGTATTTTCCCATGTGCTCGCTCCCTCTGACTAAGCGCGTTCAACGTCAAACACATACAGAACCTTGGACCCATCCACCGTAGGATCAACAATAAAATCCCCCAGAAGCCGAAGGATCGACTGGAAAGGATACTTCCCTTCATTCGGGTCTTGTTTGAACCATTCGTCTTCCATATCGCCTAGTTTCTCCCGGCGCTTCGGCCCTTTGCCCGGTTCCCAATCCGGCAACAATGTTCCGGGGGAAGTCAATTCACGCAAAGCGCCTTCTGCCTGAGCTTGGCGTACCGCTTCCGGGACTTCGGTGGAAGGCCATTCCAGGCCGTCGCGCATAACAACGCCCACGCGAGGAAACTTACACGAATGTAGAACATTCAACTTTGTCCCACGATACCGGAATGTTTCAATATACATCATAGCCCGAATCGCAGCGGCTTCCTTTTCTTCTTCAAGAAAGTCATCCCACTTGGTGTTGCCCCTGATGGAATGGTATTCGTTCAAATACGTCAAAGAAACATAGCTGTTTGCTCCAGCGATCCCGGAGCCATCTTCTACTACCAGAACCATACGCCCTCCTAAGCTATCTGGGACAATACAAGTTCAACGGGAATAAACCAAGTCCAGTCGTCCCAAGTTGTTTGATCTTCTTCTAGGCCGTTAAACGTCACCTGAATCTCCAGTATCGCTGGAGTTGCTTTTTTAATTGATGCGGTCTGGGACCTGGGAAACTTCACAACCACCTTAGAAGCAAGCCAATCGGACCCCGGCAGCGCATCCGTAACGCTAATGGAGGACGTACTTAACAGGCGGTTGCGTTCTGTAGAAATAATGGCCGCTTTCACCGTATCCGTAAGAGGATCAATCTCAAAAGGTGCGCCATTAATGGTAAGCTGTACCGGATAGGGTCGGCTATCGCCAACTACAAACTCCGTCATAACACGTCCTCCATATCCTTCACTATTAAAATTTGAGTGGTATTTCCGGCCAAAGCGTTTGTAGCGTTAGCTGTGGGGGTTACTAGCAAAATGTTCGTTGTAAGGATTTGATTCAACAAAGCCGCCGTAATCTCCCCGCCACTCACGTTAATCTCAAGAATCGCCGCCAAAAGGTCCGCATCTATAATGGGAATTACGGGTTCCTTGCTAACTTTGGCCCTGGCTAGAATTTCAACCAGCCCGAACGCGCCCTTGTTCCCTTCTGCGTCAACCCCGCAATCGGCCCCAATAAATAGGCCGCCCAAAATCGCCTTATAGCCCGCGCAACCCAAAGTCGCAGAAGCCGCCAGAACCGGGGCTTCTGTAATTCCTTTCTTTCCAGAAGCCGTCAAAGAGGCTACGCCTGGAAGGGCCAAAGTAAACGAGGAAGAAACGGTTTTAAAGCCGCTAACAGAAACCCCGGCAGAAGCCGCTACATGGGCCGTTCCTGTTTTGCCTTCCGTCACTACGCCTTCAACATAAATAGAAGCGCGGCCAGTAACGCCTACCGAAACCTGAATCTTTTTTATGCCCGCTACAACCAACGACGCAGCAAGGGTGCTAGAAATCGAACTCCCGGCCCCTTTCTTCCCGGCTGTTGCGAGGCTTGCGGTAGCACCACAAGAAACAGTACGAGAAACGGACTTTGTGCCGACTACCGACAACGCCGCAGATACCGAATCCGCCGCGCTTCGTGTAACCGCCTTTTTCCCAGATACGGCTATTGACGCTGACGCGGATACGTGCGCCGTACCTACGACAGCGGGTGAGCCCGACTCCAGCTCAAAAGCAATCGCGCTTGAAGCTGGAGGCGTAAACGCTTTAAGGCTGAACGCAATATTATTTGAGGGGGGTGGGGTGTACGCCATTTATACCTTCTCGATGAAGGGTTTGCCCTCGTCAGTGTATTTTGTACCGCCGTTTTCATGTTGGACGAATACCGCCGCCTTCACGCCACTAGCCAAAGTCTTGGAGAATGTTCCAGGAGCGCCCGTGATCAAAGTCTCTACTTCTGGAGAAGGCATAGCGTTGTCAGAAGCGGTCACCAACAAAACCTTTGCACCGTTGACGGGACTGCCAGACAGGCCGACGGAACCACCAACGACATAGCCCGCGTCAATGCGATCCTCTTCCCAAGCTATCTCAAAGAACGCCGCTCCGCCCGTAGGGAGGGCCGCTTGCTGTTCGATGATGAGGGCTTCCCCTATGTTGAGCACAAAATCGCGGCCCAACGATAATTTGGAAACACAAGAGTTATCCCATGAAATGGCTTGCTCTACGGCGCTGGCTTGTCTATTCGTAAATTGCTCCCATACGGGACCGCTTCGATTTGCCGCTGTTATGATTGTATCTGGCCCGCCGAACGCGCCGGGATCAAACAGAACCTTTATGCCGGGGTCCGGGTCGTTAATTGTTGTGTCCCATGCCGGCCTTGCCTTTATTTCCGCGCTGCCTACGCACCAATGATTTCGCAAGGCGCAGCACCTCCGCATCGGAAGCGAACCTACAACTCACCGCCTTCGCCGCGTCCCATATTTCATCAGGAATATACGAAGGTTTTCCAGACACGCTTCATTCCGCCCTAATCAGTAATAAAAAATGGACCCGTTGCGAAAAACAAACGAATCCATTTTGGTGGTTGAAAGGAAACGCGCCTTACGTTACTTTGTGCGCCCTCTTCCGGGTTTCGCCGGGGCCGCTTTCTGCGCCTCTTCCTTTTTCTCCGGGGCCATCTGCGGGTTTTCCGTAGACACCGGAGGCGTCCAAGAGAAATCGCCGCTCTTCACGCACTCTTTGGCGTCAACGGCCCACATGGAAAACCGCTTGCCCTTCTTGTCGTACACGAAGAATCTGTCTGTGCCGTCGCGTTCCACGCTTACACCGGAACTAACGACAACAGGAGCGACAGGCTGAAGACCAAGAGCATCCGCAAGGGACTCATCCGGACGCTCAAAAAAATACTGACCCGACTCCACCGCTTTTTCGGCAGCTTCTTGGCTGGGGGCCAGAAACTCGTTTCCCGCGTGATCATATACTTTAACCTGTTCCATATACACTCTCCCTTTAAAACTAGGGGGCCGCTTGGCCCCCTAAGTAGATTGGTTTCCGATGTTTACTTCATCGGGACAGCGTACGCGCTGTAGTTGATACCCGTGGCGATGGTTCCCACAACTACCGTATACACGCGAGCATAACGATATAGCACGCCATCGTGCTCGTTATCGAAATACATCTTGTAACGACCGGGGGTGGACGTTGCGCCCAGAAGCAGCGGGGTAGCGAAGCCCAATTCCAACATAACCGCCGTAACGCTCGTGGCGTCATCGGCAAAGGCCGGATCGGTGGACAGCTGTACGCAAATTGTGTATTTTTCGTCGGTAGCGGCCTCAATAGCCGACACGTCAACGATCATACAACCCTGGAAAAGGCCCGTGCCCATATCCACGACCTTCGCGGACCCGCCTACCTGCGCTGCGGCGGAAGCGGCCACAAGACCGGCATCCTTAAAGCTCATCAGCGCGTCGAACTGCCCGGCTTTAACAAAAGGGGCCAAGCGTGCGCCCTTAACAGATTCTGCCATATGAATTACCTCCAGAAAGGGGTCAAAAAAGGATTACTTTACCACAGCGGCGTTCTTGATGCCCCACAAACGAGCAGCGGCACGACCATGATAAATGGACAGGCCAGCGTACCATTCAACACGAGTACGGAACGCGGGTTTGGCTTCCAGTTCGCCCAGGTCGCGTGCGTCGATTCCGCCATTTTCAATACCAGTCAGCATACCTTCCGCGAAGCTGACGCAGTAGATGGAACTTCCGGTGTTGGTGCCGCCCGCAGGGCACGCTTCATTGAAGGACAGAATTTGCATATCCGTGTTGTCGTTTTCGACGATCAGGATGGGCAGGTCGGCGTACTGGTACACCTGGCGACCAAATTCGTCCTTGGTCGTGGTAATGAACCCGCCGACAGTCGTATCACGAGCGGCCTGGGTGAGCAGACGGCGCATGGTCTTGTTCATGATCAGGTGGGTCGGGTTCTGAACCTGGTCAATCAGTTCGTCCAGCTTCACGAGGGACAGGGCATCGCCGTTGGCCGTATTACCGGCAGCGATCAGCTGGTTGCCGGTGACGCGAGTCTGAAGACCGTCGATCACGCGGGGGTTGGTGGTGGAGTCGCCCTTGATGAACTGAAGAGTCCAGTTCAGCGCGAGGGCCTTGACCTTCATGGCTTCCTGAACCGAGCGCTGGTCCATGCCCATGGTGTCGATGATGAACTTGTCCACGTCGAGATCGCCGCCAGCAATGGACAGCGTTTCGGTGATGGGGTTCAAGATGCCGGTGCTTTCGGTGTAGCCTTCGTTGATTCCGCGAAAGCCGATGCCGGGCAGGGTTTCTTCCCGATTGTACCGCAGGGCATTGCCAGGGATAGATTCAAACGGAAGAACGCGCAAGACTTCCGAAGAGGAAGCGTACAGTTCGATGATAGCCTGGCGGACCAGATCATCCGTCCGTTTTGCGGCCTCAATAAGGGTAAGTGCCATAGTTGTTTTCCTCCTGCCCGGCTAGGCTTCCAATTAAGCCGACTGCCTGGACATTTTAAGTTTTTCTGTTGGGGACAAATGCGCATCGCCTGTCGGACTCTTGGGACGCCTTGGCGGGTTGGGTCCGCCCGTAGAAGGCTCAAAAAGGTGGGGGGCCTCTCCCATCAGACCGTCTGCCCATTCAACCATCGTAATGGGGGCTTTCCCGTCCTTTCCGAAAATCTTGGAACCGTCAGAAGCCAGGGCAATGGGATTTCCATTTTCGTCCAGCTTCCATGTCTGCTTTCCGCGTGAAGTAATATCCTGAAGAGCCGATTTCCTGGGAACTCCCACTTCCATCGCCGCCGCTACCAGGCCCTGTTCGATAAGGTGCTTTTCCAGTCGTTGGGACAGCGTCTTGATGACGTTTTCCTTTTCTTCTGTAGCGCCTTTAAGGGCCTTCACCTGGGAATCGAAGTCCATGCGCATTCTTTCGGTACGGCGGGTGACGAGTTCGTCAACTTTGCCGGCATCCAAAAGGTCTTTGTCGCCCAGTTCTTCGATCTTTCTCAGCGCTTCCCGCGCCTTCTCCGGGTCCAGGTCTTTGTACTTGGTGTATTCGGTTTTGAGCGTTTTGAGTTCTTCACGAACCGCCGTCAGGCTGTTCTTCAATCCGGTAACATCTTCGACGCCTTCCGCATCCAGCTTAAAGCCGCCATTACCGTCTTCCACATAAAGTTCACGATACGGTTCCGAAACCTCATCCAGAGATTTCACAAAAGCCTTCACCTTCATAGACCCTCCCGGCCTGCTTGCGGGCCACCAGCCCGACGTTAAATAAAATAAAACAGTCCTGCCAGTTCAGCAGTAGTAGACTTCATAATATAGAAAAATCAGATGGTCGTCAATCTTCCATACCGTACTTTCTTTTTAAAGATGCCACAGAAAGTGGGCGTCCGCGCTGGTCTACCAAATCCGTAAATGATAGACCTTTTTCCTTCCAAACGTCCCAACGCCGCTTCCCCAGAATATCCTTCTGACGGCTTTCGGAGAGTCGCCCGAACCAATCCCCATAAGTAGTAGACGCAGGAACAGCCCCGTCCATAGAGGGGCGCTTTCCGCCTTTAACGAAATCATCATAAATCTCATCTATCTTTGGGCTGAACCCTAATTCCGCCCACGACTTCGTAACAGGCACCAACGTAGAACGGCAGTTCCAATGTGCCGGGGGACCGCCTAGAAAAGACTGGTTATGGCCGATAGGCTTACCTTCTATGGTGTACAACTTACCGTCCCGCGCCCTACACAATGGAGTAGTTCGGTCATCGAGAGTAGCGTGCCACATCATCCCTTTCATTACATCTTCATGTTGGTGTATGATGCGCATACGCACGTCTTCCGCTACGGTTTGGACAGAAGTTCTAGCTAGGGCTTCCGCTTGCCGTATGGCCACTGAAGACACCCCGCCCGAATAGTATGGCGTGGTTTTAAGGTTTCCTTCCGTTCCTCTGTACTGTACCTTGCGGCTTGTGGACAGGCCCCGGACCCGTTCCGTCAATTGCTTTACGGACTCGCCTTGAAGGTAGCCCATCCGCATTTCTCTGGTAAACCGCTGCTGGAAGGATTGTTTCTGCGTCTTCCACCACTCCGAAGACGGGGCACCCTCTATGAGTACGTTGGACGATATTGCCAAAAGCTGTTCTTCTGTTAGCGATATGGACGGAAAGGTTGCGCCCAGGCCCTTCTTTAGAACGCTGTTGAAAAAGGCCACTTCCGCCCCGGCTACGGAAAGCAGAGCGGAAGAATGGCTGGCCTCTATGCTACTATATGTGGACGCTGTTTGAGCCCTGGCCTGTACCAGTAACGCCTCCATGCGTCGTTTGGTTCGCGCCCCTATCGTTTCCGACGCCAGCCCTTCCATAAGGGACTTCTCCAGCTCAAGGAGAAGTCCCGTGATCGTAAGGCGCATATCCTCAGACACCCGCATCAAGTCTACCGTATGGGCAATAAAAACGTCCATAAGATAGATATTAACAGAGGCCATGGACTATACCTCCGGAGTCAACGACAATTCCGCATCCCCGGTGTCCCCAGTATCCTCATCCTCGTTCATATCCAAAGGAAATGGGGTCCCATCGAGAATCGCCTGTTTTTCCTCTTCCGCCGTCCGACCTTCGGGGATGAGTTCGCCCCGCGCCAGGTTGTAGAACAGCGTATCGAAAGACATAAGCCCAGAGGATACGAGCTTGTTCAGGGCTACGATGGTGTTGGCGTCGAGTACGATGTCCACGAAATCCATATTCAGTGTGAATTCCAACTCTTCTTCAAGAGTGCCGCCCATCCACCAGTTCAGGAAATGAAGAGCCGCTACCATTGTAGCGTTGTGGGCTACAATCATCTTGGTAAGCACCGAAACTTCGCCTGTGCGCTTTAACAGGACCGCCTGTGCGGTTTCTACCCCGGCCCTGGATGGCTCAAGAAGGCGCGTACCCATAAGGGCCATTTCCAAGCGAATGTCTTCATACCGCTGCTTGTTGGGATTTACGCCGTGGCCGTGCGACTCGCAAAAGCCGATCCTGGCGTCAGTGGACGCGATACCTACCGCCTTGGAAGAACCCAAAACGATCTTGTCCACTTCGGACTGATCCGCCCCGATTACATACAAGAAAGGGTTTCCTGTGAAGTACAGAGAGTTGGCGTAGTCTGCGCCCACACGAAGCAGTTCCACGTTCTTCTTAACCAAGTCCAACATCGGCGGCTTTTCGACTTCGGGCTTGCTGTGGGTTACGTTACAGAAGAAAAAGGGAATCTGGGTGAGCGGACGGCCAGCCCTGGTTAGCACCGCAGCCTCTTTCGCCAAGCCCATAGTAGTTTCGTGGATCGTTACTTCTACCACGCCGTCTTCGTTGATTCGCAGTTCCCGGTAGCGCGTAACTTCCTTGATGGTGAACCTATCTTCCTCCACTTCTTCGATCTCCCGAAGAACCAAGAGAGACATGTCGTTTTTCCAGTTAATGATGTCTTCGGCGGGGTACTTGCGAAGGAAGTGTCGCCCGTCTTTGGACACGTCCACTAGAACGCCAAAACGGCCCACTTGAAACTGGTCGTCTAGGCACTGCTTGCTAAAGGAGCGAAGGCCGTTGCCTTCGTAATCTATATCATCCTTGATCGCCTCAATGCGGGCCGGAAGCGTAATTGTGGGCGCTTTCCGAATAATAACGCCAGACAATCCCTCTTTGGTAAGTTCGGCCCCGTTGAAAAAGAAAGCCCTGGCCACGTACGCGGCATAGTCCGTGTCCTTCGCCATCCCGGTAGGACGGGGAATGTATTCTTTGGCTTGGTTCTTTACACGTTCTTCCCCCTCAAAGAAATCCCGACATACGCCCCACTGCCTTTTGCGGCTCTTGTACTGTTTGTGTTCGTTGTTTACAGGCATTTCCGTTGCTCCTACTTTTTAACCGGACGGGACAGAAGCCCACCACGCGGGTTATTGGCGTTTTTGGCTACCTTGAGGAACGCCTGTTTTTCCTCTTCCAGCTTCTTGACTTGTACGTCAATCTTGGACGTTGCCGCAGACATTCTTCTGGGGTCCGATTTGATCCGTTCCGCTTCCGCCAGGGTTCGGGCATCCGATTCGGCTTGCCATTCTTTCTCATCAAACGCAGGCATGGTTTCCTCCTAGTATCTGTTCAAAAGTTCAATATCGTAAATAACACGATTCCTGACAGGAAATTCCGCTTCCACGTAGTAGCCCAAAGCGTCCGTCCAGTGGGTAAGGGATGGATCAGACTTCTTGTCAAGCTCCCCTGCGCCGCCTTCCAAAACACGAACACCTTCAAAGTCTTTTACCACATCAGGGCACTTATGCGGATCCACCATCAAGCGTACTACGCCGGACTGGCTACGGCAACGACTATTTACCGCATTCACCCTGGCCCTTTCTGCCGGATTGGAAGAGCCCACTTTTATCCGCAGGGAGTCTCCGAACTTGGCGTGTAGCATCTGTTTAATGATTTCCCAGTCGGACCCCGTCACCTTCGCCGTACCGCCAGCGCCGCCCGTAGCGTCGCCGTACACATAAACCATTCCAGAATGGTTTCCCCAATCCTTTAAAAGCCGCCGAACTACAGCCGGGGTGTTGGAGTTCCTGGGAATGTTTACCTGCCCGATGACTCCGGTTCCGAATACGGCGTGTTTCTGTAAAACCTTCGACCCTTCTGGGGCACGCCACTCGTATTGACCGGGAAGGTACTGCTCTTGACAAACAACCGCCACGCCGGGGGCAATGTTAAAGTCAAAACAGAATATCAACGGCTCTTTGGGGTCATAGCGAAGGTTTTTGGAACAGTTGTAGCGATCCTCAAAGGAGTAATATGCGCGGCCAGAGAAGTGAACGAAGTCCGCTTCATATTCCTGCTGGAACGTCAATGGGTCCAAGTCCTGCTTGGCCATTTCTATTTCTTCGGGGGGAAGAATATCAATAGACTTCCAGTGAAAGCTGCCCCAAATACCCGTAGTGTCGGCCCTGGCCTTCAGGTCCATCTCATAGTAGTGGTTTCGGCCTTCCGGAACACCTATGAGCCAGCACCAGCCCCGTCTGTCCGAAAGGGCTGGGCGCACGTTCGCGCCCCACGCCTGGGGCTTCATATTGGCATATTCGTCTAGCACCCCGCCGTCCCACGGGGAACCTTCTATGCGCTCCGGTTTGTCCATACCGATTACGTGGACTTCCACCCGCTGGCTCTTCCACTTCAGGTATATTTTGAGGTCCGACTCCGAAGGGCGCTTTTCCATTAACTTCGGCGGGAACATGGTCTTGAGATCGTTCCAGTAAATACGCTTGGCCTGATCTCGTACAGGCGCAGCCGCGAAGTAATACCGGGTGTCCCATATCTTGTGAGGGCGAACCAAGGACTTATAGGCTTCACGAACAATCTTTCGCTTCGCCAATTCCGTCTTTCCTGAACGACGCCCAGCGGGAACCGTTGTGAACCTACAAGGGGTTGTCCACAAGGCTTGCTGGATCGGGTGCGGACGTAAGGGATACATCCGCTTTGTGATAGCGAATGGATTATTCAGCATCCGTGGACCCTTCTATGGCCTCAACGTCTATGGCTGGGGTAAACCCCATAACAGAAGCGTCTACCCCGCGCAACGCATCGTCTTCGTTCACTTCCTCTGTGTCCTCAAAGTCGTTGTCCATAGTATTCGCCATATTGGGGTCTACTGTGGCTGGGGCGTACATAGTTCTCAGACGGCGTTCAAGCAACCACTTCGCGTGTTCCGGGTTGATCTTGCCGGTCTTGAATTCCATGTTCTCTTCTACGATTTCGCCCATAACTTTCTTGGTCTTAATCGACACGGTGGGGTCTAGGCCGAAGGCGGCACGTTGGATGATATCCAAGTACGTCATTTCAAAGCGGGTCCGGGCGATCTCGATTCCACGGGACAGGTAATACTTCAAACCTGATTGTCGGGCCGCGCCTTCCCGACGCCAATCAAAGATTCGTTTGTAATCCAGGCCCAGGTAACGACAAATGGAGGCTAGGCTCATTCCGCGCTCTACCCCGTAGCATATCGCCTGAATCAACGGAGGGCTTATGGAGGGGTGTGACGCTTTCAGGAAATCCCCGTCCAACATCGGCGGGTTTTTCCAAAGCTCCGGAACGTCCGTGATTATCTTCGGCGTAGGCGTTCCCAGATAGGATTGTATTTCCGCCAGACGGTTGGGCATGTCTCGCGGAAACATCTCATCTATACCTACCCCGTTCACGCGACGGTACATTTCATCCATTTCTTGCTTTTTCTCTGAGTTCTTGGAAGCCTTATTCTTTTGGATCTTTTCGGCAAAGCGGTCCCTGTTCGTTGGACGGCCACGCCCCTTCTTTGGTTTCTGGTCGGGCGGCGTAGCAGGAGGCAAGGACCGCCTGGGCTTTGCTGTCGGCTCAAATAACCGGGTAGGGGCCGCGTTTCGTGTCGCAGTCTTTGTAGGCAATACTGTTCTGGGCATAATTATCCTCCGTTTCATCATTATACCGCGAAGGGTCAACAAAAGTCTATCCGATCAAAAACCAATAGAAATTATCCGCGTCTTGTAGTATATTTCAAACAGGAGGAATACCTATGACAACAAGACGGCTTCACACGATTCTTAACTTTATCGAAGAGGCAATGAACGTAACCCTTCAGCACGCAAGTTCCGCCAACCGGGGCAAGATCGCTAAATCTCAAATCCGGGTAGTGAATTGGTTGGAGTCTGCTAGGGAAGAGGTAAGGAAGTATCACGGCAATGTTCAAAGCCTTCTGCCTGACCCGTATTTCCCGAAGGCCCCGAAGACCGAAACAACAATCATAAACGCCGCATTGGCCCTGGCCGAAGACGTAAATTTTTTGATGCGGACGAAACAAATGATGTTTTCTAAAGGTATGCGGAGTGCCTGGGGAAGACTGCTCACAGCGCTGATAGACTTGCTTTCCCACTATGACGCGGAATGGGCCGACGAAGCCGGGCAAACCTCCGGATTGGTACTAGCCCGCAGAACGTGGAACGCAGCGAACAGGCGGCGCGTATAATGGCTTGGGGAACTTTTACATTATTTGATCGCAGGGGGCGGGTCGTGGAGGTCCACGTGGCCCCCTGTAACGGGGAAGGTACGATGTATGCCGGACACGTGTTGTCCGGCTTTTGTGAGTGTTGTCCGGAAATAGACGAAGCAACCAAACATCAAGAAGTGTATGTCTACCTACACCACCAACTACACTAAAGGAACGCTCATGATGGACTACGTTTACTCTCTCTTGATGGTTTACTTCTTGTTGTGCCTCTACGCTTTTCTCACGGAACTTCCCAAAAAGCGTAGCTCTTGGACTTTCATATTTTTGTTTTCAATCACTTTTCCGGTGTTGCTAATCACGCATCTTTGCTCAGAATGGAGGACGCGGCGCAGGAGGAAAAAGGAGGAATGTGAAGATGATTTCTAGTCGTTTTGTAGCACTACTGGCTTTGGCTTTATGCGCTATCGTAGGCGGGTTTTGGTTCCGCGCCTATTTATGTATGTAGGGGGCTTGTATGATAAAGTACCATCGGGAGTTTATGGGCCATAAGCTCTTCATAAACGATGCCTGTGACCATTATGAAAGCGTTCCCGTCCGGACGCATCGGAAGAAACGCCTACGCAAGAAGTTCTTGAAAAAGTACGGGTGGCGAGAAACTTTGGTTTCAGATATGCTGATGACGAAAGACGGAAATATCATTATAGGTCCCAAGGCCCTTCAAAAACTTTTGGAAGAGGTTGAAAGGCATACTCTTCCGGGGAGAGTTAGCGTATGTGGATCATAGACATAGACCATATCAAAGACCAGTACAGCAACCGGGAAGGCCGCGCCAGTCGGGATTACGAGGAAGGGGTGTTTTCGACCCTAGAAACAATCAAATGGCGCGTTAAAGACGATGACGGGGACATCTACTACGAAGGCCGAATGACGAAAGAACGCCTTCACGATTCTGAGGACCGGGCTTTTGGTCCCTTAGATTTCGCTATGGCTGACGCCGGGGCTACCACTATGGAATACTTTGAAAACGGAGAATGGGAGCAGCTATGAGAAAGCGCCCTTTGCGATCCCCCGGACTTTCTGAGGAAGAATACTGGCGTTGGTTGGGCGCTTGTGCCTTTAAACAAAACATAGACATAGAAGAATATGAGGGGCCTATTTCCGCCCAACAACGTGATTGGTTCTATGCCGGAAAACGAGAAGAGATGATTTTAAAAGACATCGAAGACGATGACGACTGGGGGCCGTCTATTCAAGGGGAAACGCCCACGCACGTCATTGTAGATGAAATAGGGGTGCCTGAAAAAGAAGAACCGAAGCTCAAGGTGGTACCTCTTCAAGAAAGTAACTACCGGGACATTTCAACCACCCTGCGGCTCATAGCCGATCAAATTGATTCAGGGGAATACGGAAACGTCAATGATTGCGCCCTGGTCCTTCAAGGCGCTACCCTCGATATTTTTCATATGGGGGCCGGAAACGTAGAAACCGCGCACTTGTTGTTTGCGTGCGCACAACGTAAATTGGAATTGGCCGTAATAGAACATTACGAATAGGGGCGCACTTATGAAAACAAAACTCTTGATTCTGGTACTTCTTTTCATCGCCGCTACCGCGCACGCTGACGGAACCTTCCTTGAAGAATACTTCGTCACCGGGGTCAACCTGGATACCAATGAGCGCGTAGTGGGTTGGGTTGACGGCATTCTAGGCGAATCAGAAGTACAGGGCCACGTTCTTGATAGGGGCCATCATTACGCGGTTGTAGGCGTAGCAAACGGAATGGGCTCATTTGAACTCCGGTCTATGTGCTGTACATATGACGTGGTTGTAGCCGATGAAATCAAGGAAGACAAAATCCATAACCGTAAGCAATGGGAAGGTTCTTGGGAATGAGTAAAGACAAAGCCTTTGCCGCCATCTTTGGCGATCTTCCATTTGTTCCTTGCGAGCAGGAAACATACAAGTATGTACGGCGCTACAATACCACCTTACGCGATGATTGCGATTACCCTTTTGGCCCCGTACCTTGTACCGCGTTAGACCCTAAAGGCCCGTTGGTATCTTATGAAGACTACCAAAAACAGGAACAGGAAAACGCAGACCTTAAACAAGAAAACTATGAACTACGCGAAGCCGCCACGCACATCGCCCTAGAATGGAGCAAGGCGCGTAAGTGTTACCTTGAAGAAATCTACTACCTAGCGGACAAACTAGCCCCAGGGGGCAAGTAATGGGAAACATAAACTACTATCAAAAAGGCTGGGAAGCCTTTGAAAGCGGAATGGTTGAAAACGACTATGACGAAATATTGACCAAGGCACAACGCCGCGAATGGCGTGACGGATATAATGACGCCAAGCGCGAAGAACAGAATCAAGCAGAAGAAGACGCTTGGAATGAATTCGCTGCTAAATGCCCTTGGTACTATAAGGGTTTGTGTAGGGCTTTAACGCGTGATGACGAGGTATGCGCCAAACATAATTGCGCCCCATTATACTTCAAGGAACATAACCCCTAAATCAAATCATTACCACCCCCGCGCAATTCTATTCTCAATCTTGCCCCGTTTTACCCCTCCCCCGCTTAAATGGCCTAGTTACCAAATGCTAGGCCATTTCCTTTTCTTCCGTACCATAAAGAAATATCCCCTAAAAAATACCCACTTTATCTGGGCCCGCATTTAACAACTCAAATCATAGGAAAATATCGTTAAAAAGTAAAAAAGCAGTTACCATAACAAGTCCCAAAAGAAACTCTGCTTTTACCGCGTACGGAGTGCGGGAAAGTAGGCCATTTATTATGTGCTCCTGGAATACGGAAATCATACCATTATTCCGAAACAGCTACCCTACCCAAAATATATCCCATTATCTGCCTATTTTCGCCCCCGCCGCCTATTAACCAGGGGGGGGGGTATTTATTTTCGCCTACCTACCCACACCTGCCCAAGTAGCATTATTCTATACCCGTTTTATTGACTCGGAGTCGTGAGGTGGGGGTCCCGCCCGGTGGGGGCCAGGCCACGTTGGTGTGTGGGGTGGGGGTGTGGGGCCTGCCAATGGAACCTGGTGGGGGCGGCGTGCTAGCGGATGATTTGGGGTACGGTATGGCCGATGGAGGCGTGACGGGAAACGGCAAATATGATGGAAAAGTGGTAGGCGGATTTTCCCCGAAGCGGTCCGGGCGGAATCGGACCGGGGGTGGGATGGCCCCGCCACCCCTACTTCCAGACCCCCCCGCTT